CGCGCAGAGCAACGCGCAGCGCGACAGACAGACAGTGCCGCCAGCGCGCAGAGCAACGCGCAGCGCGACAGACAGACAGTGCCGCCAGCGCGCAGAGCAACGCGCAGCGCGACAGACAGCGCGCAGAACGGCAGTAGAAATATTTGATTTTTTATGCTATAATGAACGGGTACATTATATAGCAACGAAAAAGTATATCAATATGCGATTAAGCAACGCGGTTTACCGCGCGTCGGATGCCCGTTTACGGAATGCTTATTAAAGCATAAAAAACGATAGCAAATTGACTATAACGCAAAAAGCTATAAAGGCTATTTTTTTGCTATATTGCATCCGGGAAAGTACAAGCATTTTAGTATAGAAGTTAGCAAGTGTTAACACGGATTTAGTTAGCAAGTAGGGATAAAATGCAAGTAGAATTAAATTGCTAATAAAGAAAGAATTGTTAGCAAAACATGAACGATTAAAAATATTTGTGCGGTTTTGCTAGTAAAAATGTTATTGATTTTTAATGGTTTGTATTGTGAAATATTTTATATTTTCAAGTATAAATAGAATATTATCACATATTGATAGTTAAATAGTATAGTGTTATATTATTATGATATACAATGTATAGTGTACAATTTGATACAAATATACATTGTATAGTTAGTATATAGTATGTATGTAGTATGTTAGGAAGATACAAAGTATACAGTTGATAGTAACATACATTCAAGTATTAAAGAATAGTTGTTTTTCAGGCGGGAACGGCAAGCAACGGCAGCGGATGGAAGTCGGCAGCCAGGCACAAAAAAACGGGCTGATGGGCGGCACAATGTGAAATGGAATTGTATCAAATAATACATTTTTCAAGTGTTATTTGTATGATAAAACAGAAAATATTGTACTTTTTTTGTGTTTAGAATGTAAAAATAAAGGAAAATGTATTGTTTTTTGTACTTTTTTTAATGTTTAGATAATGTTTTATAGAGTAAGCAGCCGCTAACTTTTTAGTGAAAATGTTGCAATAATAATACAGGAAAACGGCTGTATTTGTAAAATTTGACCAAAACGAAAAATTTTGCATGGGGACAGAATTTTGAGAAAAAGGGTTTTTTTGAACTTTTCAGCCACTAAAACGGCGATTTTATATCAATAGGGGCATAATTTACAACTATATACGCATAATTTACTTCTCATTCCGGCTAGTTCATAATTTAATCTATTCAAACTTTTCATCCATCTAATCTCAAAAAACCATAAAAAACAAACCATTTTTTGTACTTTTACAAACATTTTCACTCTATTTTCTTAAAATTTCACACAAAATTTTTTACTTTTTTCTAACAATTTCCCACAAAAATCTAAAAATTTTTCAGTAAATCCGTAAAATTTTCCACCAAACTTTTTCAAAAAATCTAAAAACTACACCCTTTTTAACATTTCAGCGAACAATTTTTTAAGTTCCAAGTTCTTTTTCCTTATCGTTACTGGAAACATTTACAATAAAACCCCTCCCTCTTTTATGAGATATAAAATGTTTTTAATTTTACTTACTTGTAAACCTGCAAATATTATGTTATAATTAACATCAAAACCTGCGAGGAGATGGTAAAGATATTACCATTACAAAATATAAGTCAACTTAACGACGGCTCTCTTCCGGCGAATCTGAATGCTCGTACCACTAAAGTTTCGATGATACTCTCCGTCGAGAGCATACTCTCTATGCCAGAGAACAGTTCTCTCTTTTTACTGGTAGGCACAGGAGGGGGAAAAAGTCACTTTGCATCTACTACACTATACGAGGTAGCTGAAAGGCTGCAAACGAGGGTGCTGATATTAGAGAACCGTATACGAACAAAGGAGCAGATGCAGTACGACATTACACAAGCTGACAGTTCGGATCGTATATCGGTTCTTAGCTATCAGGCTTACGAGTTTTTGAAATCACGAGGTGAGACATTAGATTTCTCTAAGTACGGTTTAATCGTATGTGATGAGTTTCAACACATTGTAATGGATGCACCATTACCAAAGGCTTACCGTACATACGATATCGTAGAGGATATAATGAAACTCTCTGTTCGTAGATTTTTTATGAGTGCAACGCCAGCGGGGTTAGTGCCACATTTACAGCAGTTGCACAATGAAGCCTCTATCCCCTACTACACTTTATCGTTAGATATGGATTATAGTAGAATATATTTACGTCCATTTTACAGGTTGAATGATATTCCACATATAATAAGTAAAGCTCTATCAGAAAAGAAAAAGATTATAATTTTTTCACGAGATTTACAACAAGCGAAAGAACTTTATAAAATGTACAAAACAAATAAAAATTCAAATATTATGTTTATTTGTTCTAAAAGTGCAAAGTTTTGTTATACACGTTTAATGGATGACAAGCTAGTTAATATGTTGATCGAAACAAAACGTATTCCGGATGGAATAGATATTATTGTTACCAGTACAGTATTAGATGTAGGCATTAGCATTGTAGATCCCAAACTAACGTATGTAGTTACGATGCTCACAGACATTGAACAAAGTATTCAATGTTTAGGCCGTAAGAGGTTAGTTGGGGATGAAGAGGTTCAATTTTACGTTCAGAATGTAAGTGAAGGCAAGTTGAGGCAAGAATTAACCACTATACAAAAACGGTATGAGGCTTACCGTATTTATAGAGATCGAGGGATTGCGGCAATGCTTATACATATTGGTGGCGTATCGCTTGATTATTATAATATGATAGTCTATCCGGACAATGATACGATACGCTGTCAACCAATTATGGGTAGAGTATTATATGATGAGTACCGCATGGCTGCCATTACAGAAATTTTAGAGAGTAAACGCAGGTTGGTAGATGTAATGGCTGCGAAGTATCACTTTAATCAAACAGACATGCAGCAGCCGGTCTTACCAACTCACATTACTCGTGAAGCTGTACTAGCTGACTATGTAGGGATTCCATTATTAAATATGACTGAACGGCAACCGTTCATCCGAGCATTGGGATTGAGAGGTATTGATCGTCATTTAATAAGTAGTCGCAAAAAGATTAACACTGTACTAAAGGATGAAGGTTTGCCGTATGAAATTCATGAGTACCGTAAAATGATCGGGGGGGTTGATTATCAACGAGTATGGGAAGTAGTTAAAGCAAACGGGTAAAACCCCCCCATGTTGCGGGAATTTATAACGGAATGCTTATAGTATAAATAAAAAATAACTACCTTAATTTATACTAAACCATACCTGTTCATTATCCACCGCGACTTGGTTCGGGGATACCACCCCCATACTTATGTCTTACAACAAAGTAGATCAATTAAAAAACGAGAAAGCAAATCAACAATACATTATCGTAACAGCAATGGGGTGTTGTAGTTGTTTGTTTATGGTCTACCTCTACTCATAACTAAAGCACCTAGGCTTTCCACTCATTTCTCTAAAAAAACTATTGTATACGATGATGTGATATAGTTAATTCAATTCTTAAAGGAAAAATGAGGTGATTATATTATGTATTCGGCATTTGAAGTAGCAAAGTACATCATATGGTACTGTACCAAAGAGAATCATATAGTAAGCAATCTTAAATTGCAAAAAATTTTATACTTTGTACAAGCTGAATTTTTGGTTGCACGTAATACCCCATGCTTTAACGAAAAAATTGAGGCGTGGACTTTTGGGCCAGTTGTTCCTGATGTTTATTATAAATATCGAGCATTTGGAAATGCACATATTCCTTGTGTAGATATGACGGATTCGTACAATATTACACATGAAGATAGATTACTCATCAACGGTATTATTGATGCTTGTGCGCCTTACACAGCTCCGCAATTAACGGAAATTACACGAAATCAATCTCCATGGTTAAAAGCATATCACACAAACAAATCTTGTATAATTTCTGAAACATCTATCCATGAATTTTTCAAAAAAGAGGAAAGCGATCTATGAACATACGCACTCAATCCGGTATAAAAATCTACTGTCTTCCTAGCAGCGCTCTATGCAAATGTACAAGGAAATCTCCAGAACATATGAATGAATGTCCGATTTGCAATTTTGACTACTTCGGCATGGAATGCGTCCCTGAATTATGTGATAAATACGAGGAAAATGAAACATCTGTAGAAGAATAAAAAAATCCCATATTATAAATAAGTACGAAATCCTTACGCGAACATAAGAAAAGGAATATTCATAAATAAAACCCTTTCGTTTGTCGTAGGTGGAGTCGCAAGTCACGTACCTTTAGGTGCGTGGTAGTTGACTATGATGTAAAATCAAGAAATAGGTGTAATTCTAACTCAAGTATTTAATTATTTTAATTGACATTTCTTCCATCTTATGTTATAATATAAACAGTATGGATATACAATCTTTTAATCGTTCTGAAAGGAGTGTTTAATCATGTTACTTAATCCCAATGTAGATGTCGAGCCGACAAGTATGTGCAATCGTGATGTTGTCTGGGACTGTGTCGATATCTTGTCGTGTATTGGCCCGGTGGTTCAGGATTGTATGCAGTCTCCAGTAGTAAGCAATAGCACTGTGTATAATGCGTTAGAAGCTATGCGGATCACGGAACTGCTCTTTATTAAAGGTTATTTAGCGGGGAAAGAGGGCAGCGACGAATTTAGTGATATTTATAAAGTTCATAGTAAGATTGTCCAGATGGCGCATGAGTTAAGTCCGATTGCGGGAGCGCGGCTGAAGACAGCTTATAGTTATCTTGATGACGTAGTTCAGCGTGCTTCTGTCTCTGAGGAATTATCTTCCGATGATGATAAGGTGTGATTATGAGTGGTAGAGCAACAAGGTTTGAAGCCCAAATTATAGACCCAACCCTACCTCTTAATGGACGTAAGGTTGAAGTTCTTCAATGTGATTGGGATCCTGATTTTTTATTGCTGTGTGGTTGGAATCTTATAGATGATAGAGAGGCTATGCTGACTTCGTGGCAAGTCGAAAAGGAATCTGACGTGTGTCATTATAATACATTGGAAGAATTTATCAAAGCGTGGAATAATTGGGAATTACCGCCATTCGTTCTTCTCAGACCTGAACAAGTGGAAATTTGTCAGGAGTTAGGACATGTAGATATGTAGACGGCAATTCTTTTAGCGAAATTTTAACACTAAGGAGATAGATATGGGTAAACTAACAATTGATGACTTTGTAAAAGCAATTAAACTCTGCATGTCGACTAAAGTAGAGGGTTGTAGTGGATGCCCCGCTGTGTATGTAGAGGATGATTGTCTGCAAATCAATGAGATTGTTGCACCGATCGTAACTGCAAGAGTACGCGCGAAACGTCTTGAACGTGACCTTAAAGTGGCAAAAGCAGAAATTACTTTATTAAAAGGTGCAATGAAAACAATGACTGACCAGCCCGAAAAGGACACCCGGAAAACAAGTTCTACTCCCCGCAACCAGAATGAAGAAGATTTAGAACGCTGGCACCTGATTGGTGCAAAAGCTCTTAACGATTTGTTATGTTTGCACATGATTGTCGAATATGGAGCACCATTAACCGGTTGTGTTATCAGCGAGTTAGAAAATAGCATGGATGTTTGTTTTGGCGTTTTAGCGAAAGTAGCTACTGCGTGTGAGTATCCTACTATTGGTGAATTTATGATTCGGGCTGCATTGATCTTAGATAAAAGATCGGCAGACCCCAGTAAACGAAAATATATTAACGAAACTTTAGTTGTATTGTTGATGAGAGGAGATGGATCGCATGAGTCTATTTGGTAAGAAAGAACGTGACGAAATGTTAGCAAAAACTGCTCACACAGTTGCTATTCGTGTTATGGATATTGCTAATCTTGCAAATATTATTTCACAGTTACATGATATTCACGGTGAATATGTTTTAGTGAGTGATATTGTAGATGGTGTAAATGAAACAATTGACAATGCGTTCTTACATATTGCTCTAACCTCTGGCATAGTTAAGCACGATTTAATTCAGTTGGTATTACATACAGCCGAGCGACTTGATGAATCTGCTGCAAAGTCTGGCAAAAAAACTGATATGTATAATGTTGTTCGCGATTATCTCTCCCCTGATGTAGAGGCTCATATTATAGAGATGTTTGTTGATGAAGAATAAAATAGTCAAAGACACCTCTCCAGTCGATCTCAACCGTCATGTTGCTCTTATTCAAATTCGCGATTTCTTAAACTTCTTGCGTGATGCCGAGTATGAGTTTATCGCTGCAACAGGTATAATTGAATTAAAAGAGAGTGAACAACAAGATATCGAGCATTACTTAGAACTACACGATGTTTGTCCCAGTGATTTAGAGAAATTAAGTGCAGCTCTAACTCAGATTCGCAGAGAGCGGCGCGAAGCAAAGAATTGTGTTGAACTACTTGCGCCGATTCAGAATTGGTATAATGATAACCAAAAGATGATTTCTAGCTTGAAACATTTATTAGATGATGTATCTGCTATTGAATGTAAACAGCAACATAGAAACTATGTAGATCGAACGGATGTTATCAGACGCACCTTATGATTTGCAAAAGTGGTTTTAACAAATGTATTTAACGAATAAATATATTGTTTTGGAGGTGGAATGATTTATGACTACCATGATTCATCTGAAAACGGGCGAAGTTATCCCATGTTTTGGGGATGAGGAAATTCAATTGAGACGCATTATTGAAGAAAGGCTTGGCGACGATGCAGCGAAGACATTTGATGATGTAATAGATCAATGTTGTCATAGCAATAAGGATGACGAATTCTTACTTGATGATATTGAACGTTTACAAAACCAACGCGAAGAAATCAGAGACGCATTAGAAGATGCGTGCCAGACATTACATGAAACTGCAACTATGTTCCGGTTAGAGAATGAGATTGATGCGGATTATATTGAGGAGCAGGCGATGATATTGTCCCAGTTGTGTTGATAGGGAGTGACTGAAATGTGGTTTGTCTTTCTTGTATCTATGATTGCTATTAGTTTGGTAAGTTCACTTTTGGTTTTATTTATCAACGCGGTAGCCAATAAGATTCACAAAGATAATATCCGAGCAGAAAAAGAACTAGAAGAATATCGTACAAAGGAGCACTACAAAGATGAGTAAGAAACTTATTGCTGTTATTATTGTTCTAATTGGAATTATTGGTGGTGTTTACACTGTCTTATCTTTAGAACACGTTGGTCAAGGTGAAGTTGGTGTTGTATATCGCATGAAGGACGGTGTACAAGATGAGACGCTTGCGCCAGGATTTCACTTCATCTCCCCCACTAGCAAAGTAAAGACGTACCCTATTGCTCAACAGCAACTTGTATTGAGTAATAATCCCTCTGATTACAATACTGATTCTCATGCGGATTGGCATGTCGATGCACCCGCTAATGGCGGTATGGTAAAACTCAATATGACGATCAATTATAACTTCTTACCTGACCGTGTAGTAGAACTCTATGAAAAGTTCAACGGCATGGACGGCGATCAAATCATGGATAGTATGGTACAGAATAGTGCTATCGCTTACATCAAAGAAGTTACGCCGCAATTCACCGTAATGGATATTTATAGTGATAAACGGTCTGAGGTAAGCAAAGCAATTACTCAGTATCTTGATTCTAAATTGACGGACGAGTACGGTATCAATATTTCTTCTGCTCTTATTATTGATGTACAACTTGATAAGACATTACAAGAAAAGGTACAGGCAAAAGAACAGGCTAAACAGGATGCAGAAAAAGCTGAATTGGATAAACAGACAGCTATTGCACAGGGTGAAGCAAATAAAGCAAAGGCAGAAGCGGCTGCGGCGGTTACTATTACAAATGCGCAAGCGGAAGCTAAAGCAAACCAGATTATTTCCGCTTCTATCACTGATAAGTTAATTGCAATGAAGGAAGCAGAAGCCCGGCAGAAGTTTGGTTGGATTACTGTACAAGGAGCCAATACAGTTGTTACTACAGATGAAGATCAGTAATGCTAATATTTGTTTTGAGGTGATTTGATGTCATGTATAAATTTTATATGGTTTGAATTTGGTGGGCTATTAGGTGTTCTTTTCATGACACTACTTAATATTTGCAGAGACTATCGTGATGATGATTACTATGACGACGATGATGACGATTAAATAAAAGACTGTCGCAGTTAATACTGCGAGGGAGGAGGCGAACATGCCGGAGTGCCTGTACCGCGCTGCTTGCGGGAAGGAGGGATTTGATGACTGCCCTTGTGATTTTTATTTTCCGATGTCCGACTATTCGAGGCTCTCCTGTCCGGATCGGCAGCAATTAACTTCGTATCGCATTTCTTTAGAACAAAGACAGAAAGCGTACCGTGAAATTATAAAAGACTTTAAGGATGATTAAACATTTTTGCACCACCTCTGTATAAAGTAAGAAAATTCCCTTTATCACTTTTAATAGAATGTGATTTCAAATTAAGTGATAATAAAGAATTAGACAAGTATTTAGTTAATCAGCAAGACAATATGCTGTTTCGTCAAATTAGAATGATTACCGGTGATTGCGGCAAACGCAACGATTATATTATCTTTGTTAATTGTAAAGGTGGCAAAGCTCACCGTGACGCATTATCTGATTTAGTACGAGAAGGATTTTGGATTGGTGATACACATTACGTAACCAGCGAACGGTCAGCATCTATGGTACGCACCTCTATACTTTCTTTTGTAGATGAAAGTATTAGTGAAGAATTACGCCGTCGTGTCACGATGGATATACATTTAGAAACAACGGTTCTTTCTAAGTGGTATGCGTATCGCGGATTGATGTTAAGCTCGTGTCATTGTTTAGAGGGTTGGACGCCGCGTATTATTATCGTACCAGACTTATATCGTGTTATTGCAAATCAGACGATTAAGTATGTTTATGATAAACACATGACCTATGAAAAGGACGGTAAAGTATTACCGTGGGTGCAAAAAGATATTGCGACCGGTGTACGAGACATCGAGATCAATGCTGCGGATGGGTGTGGAATACATCATCCTGATATTACCGATCAAGTTCGTGGCATGTTGGACGCTAAGTCCGACCCTACTTCAATCTTGTGGCGTGCGCCTTTTATCAAAGGCGTAACCCACGAGATGGATTACATTTCATTTTTTCAAGAACGCGGGGTAACTGAAATAGTAGATATTTGGGGAGTACGTCACGACGTCTCCCCTTCTTCCCTACCTGCTATTATTATGTGTGAATCAATGTATAAAGGTTTCAAATATTTCAAACGCAATGGAGATGTGTCAGATTGGGAACATTATTGGGAAGTGTTTCATAAATACAATCATTGCATCGGAGTTGCGAAATGGAATTTTTCTTTAGATGAAGAACCTTTGTATACTCGCGGCAACTATCAGATATTGCAAGACTTAGATTTACCTTATGAGGATTTTGCTACGCTGGCGCGATATTCGATAAGTTGGGTGTCACGCATTCTTACCGGCGATCCCGTTTATCTGTATAGTTTTCTCGGATTATTTGCCGACCAACATAAGAGCTTTGATTTGCGCATGGAAGCGTTAGTTAAGAATCGTATGATGATTCATGAAGCTGGTGTACGTCAGTACATTATATCATTGATTTCTAAAACGATTGATGATATGAAGTGTGGTAAATTATATTTGAAAGCCTGTTTTAAATTTGAAGCTCCTGACCTTATTATGTTAATGGAACATATCGGCGGTTTGCCTTTGCATGGTTGTTTAGAATCAGATGAGTTTTTCTCGTTTAACAAACAAGGTAAGTTCAACGGTTATTATTTGGTGGAACGCAACCCCCATATTTGTCGATCTGAGCATTGCAAATTAAAAGCGGTTAATAATGAATTAACTGACAAGTATTGTTCCCACCTGGTGAATGTAGCTATGTTAAATAGTAAATCAATTACTGCCCAGCGATTAAACGGTAGTGACTTTGACGGCGATTTAGTATTAGTAATTGATGAACCCATGATGATGGCAGGCGTAGACCCCGACGTTCCAATTACGATTGATGTTGAAGATAAAGTTACTGCTTTAGAAGAAGCTGACACGCCTGAGAATCAGGTGAAAGTTGCATTACGTGGCATGAATTCGTTAATCGGTGAGACAAGTAATTGTGCTACGGCATACATCAATAAAACGCCGAAGACCATTGAAGCTAAATTGCGCTATGACTCTTATATAAACTTACTGAGTGTTATCAATGGTAAAGCAATTGATTCGGCTAAGACCGGTGTAGTGTATAATATTCCTAGATATATTGCTAAGTATGGGCGACCTCTCCCCTACTTCATGAAATATGCTTCACCATATTATGCCAGCATGAAAGACTTATCTAAGTCACTTAGTAACATGAATCGTCTTTGCATGGAAATTGAATCGTGGCAGCGGTCTATCCGGTGGAATAAACCGTTTTCTAAATTTTCTGCTACGGGAACAATGCAAAACTTTGAGTATCATATTGACACAGAGGATAATATGAATCAGCCCGCAGAGTCACAGCATTTTGATTATAAAATCATGATCGACGATACAATCCCCGTCGATAAAAATAAACTCGAACAGATTCGGGCTATCTTTCTACAGTACAATCAAGAAAGTAGTGCTTTAACAAAAGAGTTTCGCGCAGGGTTATTAAAGGCTACAAATAAAAAGAGCCGATCTGAAAGCTATGTAATAGATATTGATTGGCAGACATTTTATAATTCGTACCGATTAAGATGTTTTGATATTTGTCCTAACATCTGTGAGCTTGCTAACTATGCTGTTATTATTTGTTATGAGTATTATCCAAAAAGGTCAAAAGGTTTTTTGTGGCATATAGCTGGCGAAGGCATTATTGCTAATCTTAAACAAGTAGAAGAATATTTACCTATCAGAGATGATGCCGGTGACTACGAATATTTAGGTCGGCGGTATCGAATGGAGAAGATCATGTTTGATTAACGAAATATTATTAGTTCAGAATTTATTAGATGGAATCGGTATCAATAAGGCATGTTTGTTTCAACATTGTTATTTATTGGCGAAGTATTATTTGCAGTTAGGATACGAACCGGTAGATGTTCGTCGGAATATTTTTGCGTGGGCAAATAAATATAATTTATATTTAAGCAGCACAAAAATCAATATCAACCGCATCATTTTCAAAGCGCAAGAAGATAAACGTCGTTTACGTGAGGACGTAGTTGTTCGTGTTTCGCAGAAAGATTTAGATAATATTGCAGAACGGTTTGATAATCCGAAAACGCGCCGCATTGCTCTGGCCATGTTGTGCTATGCAAAGGTTGCAGCAGATAGCGCAAATGAGTTTGAACTATCTATCATATCATTCTGTAACTGGCTCGGAGTTGATTTCTCACGGATGCACAGGGCATATCTAAAAGAATTGCAAACCTTTGGATATGTTGAGCGGATATCAAAGACTCATGCCAAGAAGATTTATTCGTGGGATCGCAACGTCAAAAGTAAAGCTGCGAATTTTAAGTTGTTAGTGAAGTTTAATAATTCTGGCACGCATGTATTAAGAAATAACGATATTGATGCTTTGTTTCATGAATGTTTCGATGAGCGCACTGACTGACGAAAACTTTATATTGAACCACCCCTCTGTTGTTTTTGAGGGGTGGTTTTGTTTTGAAAAAGTCTGTGTATATGAATACATAATATGTGTGGTAAATATAAATTGTTAAAATAAATGGCTCTGGCTGAGTCAAATTTAATTTTTGCTCGTGGTCTTTGGATTACGATCAAAGAAGTAAAGGAATGAAAGAACGTATTGATTAAGTTGTTAAGCACCGAAGTCACGGAGTTGGCACGCCAAAAGAAACATTATAATCTGGTTAAGACACAGGGATCTCATCGTGGACGTAAAAAATATTATTTGAAAAACGATGATTATGAGGCTATGGCAGTTATTGCCAATATGCGAGGGTACGATCTGAATACCTTCTATCATAACTGTGTCGAGGGATTGGGATATGTATGAGCCAAGATAATGTATTTGAACAGGCTATTGTAAAAATCTCAGGCGTATTCGATGTAGACGATAACGGGCAGATTGTTGTGTATGATGATGATATGCAGCCTTGTAGGTTGTCTGAGATATTAGAAAAATATATGGGACACTACGCTTTGTTAACAATAGAAACACGCGAATTAGGAATCACAAAGAAAGGACGGTGAGTGCTAGTGGTTAAAAAGGAATTAGTAGCAGAGATTGCTGACCGTATGAATATCGACAAAGAAACCGCAGGTTTATTCTTTCAAACATTTCAGGATGTAGTCTATGACACGCTTAATTCTGGCGAGGATATTTTAATTGTTAATATGATGCGTATGGAGATTGTGCTACGCGATGGACGTAGCTATTATGATTTATCTGCAAAGGCAAACGCATGGGCACCGCCTAGATATAATTTAGTAATTCGTCCTATTGGCAAATTAAAGGACTCTATTAAGAGCCAGAAGGTTTCTACTTATGAAGCAAAGAAATTGCGTAAGCACTCTCGGAGCGAAGACTAATGGGTAGAGCAAAACAAAGTAAACACATTAAGTTGTTCGATAAAGAAAAAGTTGCGAAGATTAACCCTGAGAGTAAAAGGCTATTAAGAGAATATAAAAAAGATATGGTGTTGCGTGAACTGTCTCCCGGAACAATCGAAGGTTATTTTGGTGACTTATATCAGTGGTTGATTTTTGTATTAGAGAATCAAGAGAATAAGTCTGTTTTAGAAATAGACGAAGATGATCTGACAGATTTTTTCTATTGGTGTAAAACCGAAGGAAACAATACACGCCGCATGAGACGTAGATATTCTAGCATTTCAGCGTTTTATAAATTTTTAAGGAAAAAGCGCAAGGTCACAGAGAACCCGATGGAGTTTGTAGACCGACCAATTAAAGATGTCGATGTAATCACTCAGACATATTTAACAGTAGAGCAAATTGAAGAAATGAAAGAGAAATTAGCAGCGACGGGAAATCTCACACTTGAAGTGTATGCTTTATTCTCTTTGAGTACAATGGCTCGTGTCAATGCTGTGTCCAACATCAAGTGGAAACAGATTGATTTTGCGCAACGCATTGTTACGGACGTTTTAGAAAAAGAAGGAAAAATAGTAACCTTATATTTTTCTGAGGAAGTCCGGTTAAAACTTATTCGACTTCAACAGTTCCGCGAACTAAACGAGATCGACGATGGTGGTTATGTCTTTTTCAGTAGAGATAAAGATGGTCAACCTAAACCTGTATCGACTGGTACATTACATAGTTGGGCAAGGAAGATTGGTCGCATGATTGGGGTGCCTACACTGCATCCGCATGACTTTAGGCACTCTGGTAGCCAGCAACTTAAACTTGCTGGTATGCCATTAGAGGAAATATCGGTTTTATTAAATCATGAATCGACTGAAACTACCCGGAGACATTACCTACAAGCCGACACACAAAGTATACGAGCATCCAAAGATAAGTATGGCTTGTGAGTTTGGATAATTTTGGAATAGAAGAATTAAAGGATTGATAGCATGGATTTACTTGATTTACGAGCAGATCAACGTGCTGCGGCAGCTAAGAACGAGAAACTTGGCGAGATGTATGTATTCGCGTCGCGCCATGTTAAATGTACACGGTGCGGTCTGGTGCCGCGCAAAGCTGATACTGTTTTCTTCAAAAAGAATGATTCTCCTGTTTACTCAGCAAACAATGGACGTATTTGTATTTGTAAATCGTGTGCACAGAAAATATTTGAAGCATACGCAAAGGAAACAAATGATCCTTTGTACGCATTGATGCAATTTTGTGCTGAGTTTAATTACTATTATGATAAGGAAGTCGCCATTGCACTGTATGATAATGGCACATTATCATTAGGTAGATACATAGCGAAGATCAATACAGTAGACAGAGGTAAAACATTTGCTGACAATTTTGCATCTGTTGTATCTACTCAACGAGAAGAACCTGCGGTTTTAGAGCAACCAACCTATAATCGTACAACGTCTTGGGCAATTGAAGACAAGAAAAACAAAGACAATGTTTCAGAACGTATCGGCTACGACCCGTTTATTGACGGGGGATTTTCTGATGAACAGTTAAAATTTCTGTATAATACCTGCGCGGGGTATTTAACAGATGCGGTTGAACAAGACCCGCATAAATTGCAAAACGTCGTTTTGATGTGTAAAACATTTTTACAGTTGGAAACAATTGATAAGATGTTAAATAATCAATTTAACTCAGTTAATCCAGACACACAACTCATTGCGTCACTCACTGCCACTAAAGAGAAATTGACTAATACTATTACTAGAATAGCGAACGAAAATGGTTTTGCTGAAAAAACTAGCGGTCGTTCCAACCAAGGTTCAAACACACTGTCGTTCAAAATGCGTGAAATGGAACAAAAACATTTTGAGTTTTCTAAGGTAAATATACATGATGTTCGTATGGCTGAATCATTTAAGGAAATCGCCAAAATTAACGCACACGCTTTAATGGATGAACTTGCAGAAACCGGCGATGATTTTGCTCGTCTCTGCGCGGATCAGCGACAGTTTGTTGTGGAATTGCAAGAAGAGAACGATGAATTAACTGAGCAGAATAGATTGCTTAATATTCGTATCAAAGACTTAGAAGAACAAATAAAGGCGAAGGCTCGGTGATATAGGTGGCAGTTAGTACACAGCTCTCCCCCGCTATTGCCGATGATGAAATTTTCCAGTTTGACACAGTGCGTTTTGATTTAGCGTCTATTCGTTTAGACCAGATCGAGATTACTGACCCTGACTTGTTACAGTTAGCGTACAAATACTATAAAGCACTCAGCGCAAAAAAGATTAAAGAGTATTTGCGTTTCTGCAAATTTGTGCAATGGGGACGTTTGAATCCAGTTGATTTTGCTTCGGCTGTATTTGGCATTGAGATGTTAGATTTGCAGAAATATGCTTTAATCAACTCTTGGCCGCGACAGTTTGTATTATGGCTTGAATGTCGAAACGCTGGCAAGACTACCTTGATCGCAATTTATGTTATGTTACGGTCGTTATTGATTCCCTATCATGTTACATACTTGTTAGGCAAAATCGGCGGTCAGTCAAAGCAAATATTCAAAAAAATTGAAGAAATTGCTACACAACGTATTGAGACATTCCTAGGTGTTACTGATGTGTTCTACAATGAGTTGCGCAAAGATGGTGCAAACTCAACAGGATTTAAGCACGATCCGAACTCGTTTGAATTGAATTTGTTTAATAACGCTGCTGTATATACATTGAACTCTGACCCAACAAATATTAAAGGTAAGCGTGCATCATTAGTCGTATTTGACGAAGCAGGTTGGTTCTCTGACGAATTGTTTACACAAGCAGAAGCATTTGTAAATCAGAATGAAGAATTCAAATTGGGTGGAGATGTTGATTTAAGCATTGAGCCTACAGGATTCCCCAGACAGTTATTATATGCGTCTTCGGCTTCTGATACAAACTCTGGTTTTTATCGTAAGTTTAAGAATATATCAGAACGTATGTTACTTGGCGATACTCGGTATTTCTCTGTCAACTTTACAGCAGATGCTTTGTTGAATGCAAAGGTTGATGGTAAACCTTATACTTCTCTGGTATCTAAAGATCAGATTGATAAAATGATGACCGAAAAGCGCGAGGCTGCATTACGAGAATACTATAATCATTTTTCTGCTGACTCTTTTGAAGGGCAAATTATTTCTCGTCGAGATTTGATGCAGTGTACAGAAAACTATACTCCTATTATGTCCAACGATACCGGCAATCGAATCATTTGTATGTCGTGGGACTCTGCGAGACTGAACGATAATTCGGTTATTGTAATCGCAGAATTTTATAAAAAGAAAGAACGCGACAAGGATTCTGGCCGTACACGCGATATGGGATGGCACATGCGCATTCTCAACGTTGTCTCATTAGTTGATGTTAAAACCAAACAGCGCACGCCAATGCGTTTCCCTGAACAAGTAGAAAGATTCAAACAATTATTGTTGGATTATAACGGCACGCAACACGGCAAAAAAGATTATGAAAACATTAAACGTATTATTTGTGATGCCGGTGCCGGTGGTCAGATCATTGGTTCTGTAGCTGATTATATGTTAGCTCACTGGACAGATTCATTTGGTAATGAACACAAAGGCATTATTGATGTTTCTCATAAGGCGAATGAAAGTGCTAGAGCCACTTATCCTGATGCAGTTGATATTATGACGCTTGTCGATCCTAGAGCGCACAGAAATGAAATTTTTGATGCGATTGAAAAAATGGTGAAACTTGGAGTGGTATCATTCCCTGCCGACCCAGAAGGCAGAGACTTTATTACCCATATTGATGATGAAGGCAATGACATTGTTACTCAACTGACGCCGGAACAGATGGTAGCTTGTTCTCAAATCGAGTTAATGAAAACAGAAATTGTTACTATGTGCAAGTATGTAACGCAAGGTAATATTCGTTATGATTTTCCGGCCGACAAAAGAAATCGTATGCACGATGACCGCGTATTTGCGTTTGGATTGTTGTGTTGGTATTTAGCGAAACTGCGGCGCGGTGATGTGGTAACACGTAGACCAGAAGATGAACCAGAAGTGTTTGTACTTCCGTTCCGTAAACCAGTATTAAGAAAACTCTAAAGGAGGTGTATGTGTGAGTAGCAATCAAGTTGTAGATGAACAGTTTTTAAGATACGCGAAACTTGCGAAACAATATTTAAGACCTCCGGGCAGTATTACTTCTGATACTCAGACCACATTTGGTTCTTTTACAAAAAAAGATATTCTGGATTTGTTAGAGCGTCCAGCAAATTCTGAAAGGCAACTGCGAAAAGCATCTATCATGCTTTACAATATTTCCAGTCATTATCGTCGTTTGATTTCTTATTTTGCTAAAATGCCGACGTTTGACTTCTATCTAACACCACTTGGGGTTGATCCCCAGGCGAAAATTAACGAAAAGAGTTTTAAGAGTTGTTTCAAAAAGGCCGTTGACCAAGTAGAGCGGATGAATTTGAAACATGAATTACAAAAAGTATCAACTACGATTTGGCGTGAGGATGTATTTTATGGATATGAGTATGAGCAAAAAGACTCGTACTTCATCCAAAAATTAAATGCTGATTATTGTAGACTGTCTGCAATTGAAGACGGCGTGTTTACTTTTGAATTTGATTTTAGCTTTTTCAATTCTCGGTTGCATTTGCTGCCGTATTATGCTCCTGAATTTCAGCGCAAATATGAATTGTATAAATCAGATCGAAAAGGCAAACGATGGCAAGAGCTTGATACAAAAAAAGAAGTATGCTTCAAATTGAATGAAGATTTAGAATATATTTTCCCTCCCTTTGCGGGGACGTTCCCTGACATTTACGACATCGCTGATTATAAGCAACTCATGAAGGCTCGTACTGAGATTGATAACTATAAATTAGTCTATTTGAAAATACCTTTTGAAAATGGCAGATTTAAGTTACCAGAAAGACTTGCGAATAATTACTATGAGCAAATGGGACAGCAGATGCCACCCGGTGTTGGTCTTGGCATGACCCCCATGGATATCGACCAAGTAAGTTTTGAGCAATCTGGTAATACTCGTGACACAGATACGGTTGCGCGAAGTGAAGCTGCATTTTGGAGCGGTAGCGGTGCATCGTCTGCTATTCTCGGTAAAGATGATATTACATCGTCTTCTGCAATTATGCTGTCAATCGAAACAGATGCAGAAATTGTATATTCATTACTGCGGCAGATTGAACGATGGGTTAATCGTAAATTAAAACAATTATCGGGAACGTATCATTTTAAGCTCACATTCTTAAATTCGACTGTATTTAATAAGCAAAACGCACAGGAACAATACCTCAAGGCTTGTCAATATAGTTTCCCGTTGAAATATGCGGCTGCCGCAGCATACGGCATTACGCCGTCTGATTTTAGCGGTTTATTAGTATTAGAAAATGAGACAATGAAATTGCACGAGGAAATGATACCTGTATCATCTTCTCATACGCAAAGCAGTGATAGTTCGCCGGGGCGTCCTGCCCAGGACACAGTAGATGAGTCGGGTGAAAAGAATAGGGCGAATGATAGCAATGATAAACGGTAACGCATTATTTTTATATACCTGCAACCCCTCAACC